AAACTTATATCAAATAAAAAAGGAAAGCAAACCACATATACCAAAGCCTTTAATGCTGACCAACTAATGCGTATATATGCGCTTAGTCTTAACGATGTTCAAAGAGCTAAGCTTGAGAACCAAGGCATAGGAAAAGAGCAGTTACAGGAGATAAAAAATATTCTCGGACCGGATGTGGTACAGTTTACCGAAGGCATTGTAAACTTCTTAAGTAACGAATACTACGAGCAGGTTAATAGTGTATACGCACAGGTGAACAATGTTAACTTAGGGTTCATAGAAAACTATTTTCCAACACAAACCATTAGTCCTAAAGTGGACGGAGGTATGTTAACTGAGGGTGACTTCAGCGGTGTATTCAACAGCGAGACAGCACCTGCATTCAAACAGCGTGAAGATTTAAAATCAGACATCAACCTTACAGAAGCTTCGTTTATGGAGACGCTTGAGAACCACACGCAGACAATGGAAAAGTTTATGGCTTATGCTGAGGGTGTACGTGAGATGAATGACTTCTTTAGCATACCGGAAGTAAATCTTTTACTTAAGGAAGCTAAAATTTCGAGGATGTTAAAGCACCTTATTAACCAATCTATAAACCCTGCTTCTTTAAACGGTGGACCAAGCAACAAGGCACTGAGTGCATTTCAAAGCAAGTTCACCTCGTTTGCATTATCGTTTAAGTTGATACAAATATTAAAGCAGGCATCGTCATTTGTACAAGCTTTTGAAAGCTATAACTATAGGGGTAAAGGAAAAAGATATATCCCCGGAATGGATACGCTTGGGTTTATGTTTGATGCGGCGACTACAATATTATCACTGCCATTAGATTTATTCGGAATGAACGGACCCATACATCAAGCTATGGAGATGTCAGCGACATTCAAGCGAAGAGTTGAGCAAGGTATTGAGGGTGATGTATACGGATTGGAATCGGGCTCTAAAACTTTTAAGAATGTAAACAAGGAGTCATCAAGATTTAAAAGAGCAAGAGCATTAATCAGAACATCAGCCGCAGCACCAACAGTGTTGGGAGATATCTTAGGTGTGATGGGATATATGATTAACTACAAGCGTAATATTAAGAACGGTATGAGTAAGGCTGAAGCTCTTGAGGCTTTCAATGAGTACAACGCCACACAACAGTCGCGTAGAGGCTCAGACAAAATCTCTCTTCAGTTTTCTGACAAAGCACTTGTCCGTGCGTTTACAATGTTTGGAAGTGTATTGTTCTTACAAATGAATAGAGTGATGCAGTCGAGTACAAATATGAGAAGAGATGCCGCAAGGTCAGTAGCACTATCTGCGGAGGCGGCGAAGCTTGCTGCACAGGGCAAGATGAAAGAGGCTAATCAAAAAAGAAAAGAAGCAGCCAAGGCCGCACCAAAGAGAAAGGACATCAGAGCATTTGCACTCAATGCTTCACTAGCAAATGGTTTATTCGCAGCGACAGCCAACCTCGCAAAGTTTATACAGGGAGATAGCGACGACAGGGATGAGGCTCTTAAGAAAATAAAAGAGGCAATGTTGGGTCTTAATCTTATATATCAGATTCCATTATTAGGTAGTGTTGTAGAGAGACAGATGGGAAATAGGTTTGCAGGTGATGTTACCAATCCATTTATGAGTATATACTATAAGGTTAATCAAAACTTTGAGAAGTATGGATGGACCGGTGTAGCTAAACCTATTGTTGAGGTGGTGTTAGGTATGCAGGTGGACCCGTTTATAGGGCTTTACAATATGTTCGGTACTGATGGAGCGGAGTTTGACCAAGCTACCTTAGATGCTTTGGGTATCAGCAAATCATACGCGCCGAGTGGAGAGACAGCCGCAGAGAAGAAAGCAAGAGAGTCAGAGGGTAAAAGAACCAAGGCAGAACAGAAACAGTATGAAAGAGACTTGAAGAAGTATAACCTTAGAGAGTACAACAGAAGATACGGAGCGAGAGATAAACGTCTGAAAGAAATAGAAGACCGAAAGAAAAAAAGAAATAAAAGTAGAGATAAGCAGAAGAAGAAAAGAGAAGAAGAAATGAAAAGAAGAAAGTTTAGAAGGATTAGATAGTGTCCTCAACGACACTAATAATACTTTGCGTACTTGAATGTTTTTTGTTTGGAATAGTATAGCATCAGCTCTTCATCGGAGTAGGCATCTTCACGTGGCTCACGACCTCCCCATCTTACCTTACCCACAATCTCTTTCACCTTACCGTAGATAATTCCATCTTCACATGCCCATATCAATACGGGATTCAATCTCTTGGCGCATAGCTTAGTTACTTTGGTTGCAGATATAGGAAGAGGATAAGCATTAGACATTTCTCTGAGCCTACCTTTTACCTCCACGTAAGCTATAAGATTTCCTTTGTCGTTATACACCCTATAGTCTACGTCAAATGGGTCAAGTTTTTTGAACGAGCCATTGAATCTCTCAACAAATTTTGTTATGGCTTTTAGTTCTCTTTCCCTGTCCTTCTCTGTTTCAAAAAGTGGGCTCATTCTTCTTCGGGTATGTAGACGTATATAGGAAACCCATCACCTCCTGCACCTGCAATGTTGTAATCGAAATGTTCTATAGCGTCGGTTTCACTCAACCCGTCTTCCACTATTATTTTGTTGATGATTTTATTTGAATCCATAACAAGCACGTTGCTTGCGTACATCAATCCCACCACACAGTCTTCAAATCCTGTGGGGTATAAGAATGTTTCATCCGGAAAGTCTTCTTTTATTTGCTGTAAAATTGTTTTTGATTCTGACATATATTTAATTTAATTTATCGTGTTCTTCTGCGTGACACCGAGCGCATAGCACTCTGCACTTTTTTATTTCTTCTACAATTTTCTTTCTTGAATATCCTGTGTTAATTGCATCTCCTACACTGAAACTTTTATCATCGTTGTAATGATGAAACTGCAGTGCATGAGGGCTAAAGTCATCGTGAGTTAAATCTGAGTAGCCACATTTCTCACAGTTCAAATTCTTTTTTAGATTATTGTACCATTCTTTTTTTCTTTCTTTGTATCCTCTTTTTACTTTTCTATAGCAATCAACACATGTTCTTCTCTTGTGCTTCTTTCCGTTTTTTATTCCCGCTGACCAATATTCTGATGACGGTTTTTTTTCTTGACACCTAACACATACTTTATACTCCATCAGATAATGATTGCCTCAAGTCTTTTAGTTTGGCCAAACTTTCATCTACCTCTTTTAAACACTCTGACATTTCTCTGTCTACAAGATACTCATATACGTTGTCCATGTGGTCGTGAAGCTCGTTCATAATTAAGTTAATATGATTAAGTCTTTTGGCATCAATGGACGGGATTGACATTGCTTATATGTTTATTTTATACACCATTTGCAATCATATAAAGTTTTCTTCTAAACGCTTCAACATTGTTTTTATGTACCCTGTCTTTTATTATTCTAATCAAGGGAGCATATTGTCCAAACTCTCTTATCTCCGAATGTAAAGAATTTATTTCTTTTTTCAAAGCATCATTCTCAATTTTCAAGGTTACCATTTTGCTTCTAAGTATATCCTCGTGTGTAAGTTTGTTTAACTTGTCGGCGTCATATATTTCTTTTGAATGATAATCAAAATCCTCTTTGCACAGATTATACCTTTGCATTAAAAGAGGATTGTTTTTTAAACGATAGTCTACGTCGTTTAAACTATGTATGATAGTTGCGTGGTGCATGCGAAGACACGCAGCGATATCAGTTTTGCTATACCCAAAGTCATATAGTATTTTAAAGAACACTCGCCTTGCATTTACGACTTCCTCTTTTCTGTTTCTTTTTTGAATGTCTACATTAAATATAGAGTTGACAATGTTAATCAGCAGGTTTTCTATTTTCAAATTTCTTATCATGTTTATTAAATTTTAGTGTTTGATTTTCATTTATATAATCCAAGAAGGTATCCACATCTACCTCCTCTACCCCAAGAAACAAGCATAACTCCTCCTCTTGGTTTAGGTATTCTAGTCTAAAAAAGAATGGCTTTTCAAGTGCATGTGACACTCCTGCCACATACTGAGTCCATCCATTCTTTACAGGCAAATCATTGACTTGTTCTGTAATCTGTGAAGCAATATCAAAAGCATAGTCCATTGGTATCTCTCTTATTTGTTCGATAAACCAATCGTCAATATCATATTGGATATCACCCACCTTTGTATATCTCTGTTCTACCATAGTCTTTTAGTTCTTTTAGTCTGTATTCCTGCAGTTTGGACAGTTTCCCTCCGGGTTTTTTAACCTCGCTGAATATAACATCAGAGTCGGGAGGGATAGCAATAAGGTCGGGTATTCCATTCTTATTTGTCTTGATAAGCTTTATAACATAGTATCCTTGCTGCTCAAGTTCCTGTATCCTTTTCGTCTGTATTTGCTGTTCCGTCACCTACCAAAGATAGCAAATCTCTTTTGAAGTGACGAATCGTATAATCCTTCTTCTTTGATACCGCTTTATATATCTCATGCTCTATACCTCCTTTAGAGAACACCCAATACACATCGCTTTTTAATCTATCCTTGGTTGTCATTCTATCTCTGCTCTGCCAATATGAGGTAGCACTAAAGTCTATATTATAGTACACCAAGGCATCGGCATTTCGCAAAGATATCCCCTCTCGTCCCGATACAATTTGTAGCGCGATAGACTTGTCAGTGTCGTTAAAGACACTCAAGTCTGTGGTCAAATAGTCTGTTCCGTAGACACCCATTAAAACTTTTAATTCTTGTTTAAACTTATAGAATATTCCTATCTTCTTGTCCTTAAATGTATCTCTAATATACTCTGCTTTACTATCATCCAACGTCATAGTCTTACCGCTCTCAAACTTTACGGTTCCGGAGTGTATCTGATGTATTTTAGACATTAGTTTTACAGGTGTATCTGCAAGTATAACCTCATCTTTTCCTTCAACAACAAGATTTTGTTTAAGTTTTTTAGCAATAGTATGAACAATAGGTTTCATCTCTACAAGCAGTATGTGCTCTTTAGTTTCCACTTTGAAACCTGCCTCAGATTGCGTGTAGTTTATTGTATAAGGATTCACTGCCTGCACTATAGTATCATACCCCTTGGAGTAATCTCTAATTGTCATAGAATTGATTCTTCTTTCTGTTACATTTACATAGTCATCACAGAATCTGTAGAAGTTCTTGTACTGACTGAACGGATTTGTTGGTATCCCATACACTTGATGGTACATCTGCGAGTATGACTCCGGCGTTGGTGTACCCGACAATAAGATGACTTTGCTTCTGTTCTTTTGTATCAATTCTTTCACAGCCTTGGCCCTGTTGCTTGGCTTTGGGAATGCGCCCATTGAATGTGCCTCGTCACATACAATCACGTCCCATTTCAAATCGGGAATCTTATGTATAGACTCGTAGTTAATTGTGAACAAAGCAAAGTTCGTGGGGCACATTTTGGTATAATCATCACTGATAGAGCCTATGGCTTTCTTCTTTGTGAGAAACAATACGTTATCAACATTCAGTTGTTGACATATTCCTAGACTCGTGAGCGTCTTACCTGTCCTCACTTCCATAGCAAGATATAAGAATCCCTTCTGTTTTACTATCTCAGTTCCTTTGTGTATGATTTCTTTTTGGTAATCTCTAAGTTCTATCACGTCTTGCTTTTTGTAATATTCTAAACTATTTTTAATTCTCTGCTTGACCTCATCTGAAACTTTATGAAGAGGCACGTCAACCATAACCGCTGACTTGCCTCGTCCTCTTTTTACTTGATGTGTTTTAGATACTACCTTGTCAATAATTCTGCAGTATTTCAACATCATCTCATTGCTGTACGAAGGTCTTCTCTTTATGATATCGTTCATACTTTTTTGTATATTCTAAACTTATATCCAAAAAGATTTAGTTTAAATATTCTTTTCCACATCTTCTTTGTTTTGGTTTAGTTCTTTTACAATCGAATCAACACCCTCAATGAAGTCTACCTTCCTGCTCTTGATAAGCATTACCGTTTCGTTGATTGCCTCTCTGTCTCCAATGACATAGCCGAGCTTTAGTAGAAGCTCTATTGATTCCTTCTCTTTTCTTTTTAGTTCTCTGTAGTGTTCGAAAATTTGATTATCCATTTTATTTTGTTTTTAATTGTTTATATTTCTTTGATTGTTTAACTCCTCCGGTCTCTTCATTCTCATCCATCTACCCGAAGCATCTCTGCCCTCTTGTGGTGAGCCTCCTGTAGCGTATACCGCGTATGCAACCAACCACTTATTGAATCTTATACGGCTGATTGTCATACGACTCTTAGGCCCATAGTCCGGATACTCCTGTATGAAATCGTAGTAACACTCCTGCATTACAATCCTTTCATCTATCACTAAGTTTTCATTTGGCTGTGCTCCGTTTATCAACCCACACCATTCTATAAAATCATGACTCGTCTCTGCTGAAAGTTGTCGCACCTTTAGGTTTACAAACTGACTTTCAAGTAATCCTGTTTCCAAGTAAGACTGAAGACATCCCACCATATAGTTGTCAAACTCACACCATTCAGAATCATTCCAATCACCGAACATCAATTTACCAAACTCATCCAATGGTGTATAGTTCTTGCTATAGTGTTGGTGTAGTTCAAGTTCCCATTTACGTCTCGCAAAACTATTCCCTGCTCCCTTGATTGCGTAGTTGGTAGTTATTGCAATCTTAGGAGACTTACTGAATGGTATCTTAATAGCATCTTTGTTTTTCTTTTCTAAGGTCAGTCCCTCTGTAACCACACTAAACAATCTCTCGAAGTCGAATTGCTTCTTCACATCATCGAAGACAAGTATCTGTGTGTCTGCACTCACAAGTTGGTATGCGAATGACCTCTCGAATGCAAATGACTTTCCGTCAATGGTTACTACCTTCTTCATCTTTGATAGTGCATTCATAAACAACCCCTTGCCTGTACCACCTTCCGGATTGTCTGATATCACCTCATCGTTGAGAATGATTGCAGGACAATAAGAAAGATTCTTATATCCGTGCATCATAAATCCTATAGTGGATTCCATTGATGCTATCCTGCTCTCGTTGTTTTTGCATATATTCCCTACAAACTTTTTGTAACTAAAGTTCTCTGTTGTTCCACACACGGAGAAGTTCCTGTCTATCACGTGGTCTTTCCAAACGTACCCACCTAAGTCCAAGTAGTCAAGAGTTGTAATCTCGTTCTTAGTAATCTTGACAGCGCAGTTCCTGTAATACAGATAAGAGGTGTCTTTGGTGTCCTCAATGAAGTAGATATCAATCGTTGACAACAGGGTAAGAAACTCCTCTCTAAAGAATCTTGTTTGGTCTGCGAAGTAGTTATATATAGATATGTCGTCAAGTTCTATTAGATAGTTTAATATGAAGTCCTTGATGCTCTTTTCATCTGTGTGGTCGATGAGGTTATTGGTAACTTTTACAAAGACATAGTTCTTGCCACCCTCCGGACAATACTTGTAGAATCCATTGTCTTCTAAAAATTGTTTGAAGAGTATGTGTGTAATCTTTATTACTCCCTTGTCGGTCTTTGACCAAAACTGCTGTTCTTTATTCTCCTCATCTACCCTCTGTAATACTGAGTCTATTGTCTCGGAATCCAAGTCCGACTCTGCTAACTGATTCCGGATTTCTTTTTTTGATGTACCCCTCCTTAACTTTACTTTGATTGAGGTTAGTCTGTCCTCATCCTCGTAGTATTTCGTTCCGAAGTTTTGAGTATTGGAGTATGCTGATTCAATAGTTCTTATTATTTCACGCTCAGTGAAGTCTGAAGATATGTATTTGTTTAGTACATACTTAGCAAGACTCCTGTTGATACCGAAGTCATTGAACGCAGCAGCGAGTACATAGCAGTTATGGTTTCTCTGTCCCTCTGACATAGGGTATTTCTTTTCCCACCATCTTTGCAGTATGTCTACGATTTTATTCTCGTCCGTTATTGGTATCGTGGGCGCATCTCTGTATGTGTTCTTCTCTTGATATTCTCTTTCGTCAATCTTATCCCACACTGATGAGTTTTCATTCAAATATATGAGTGCATCGTAAGACTCATAGCATACACGAGATAAATTCTTGCACGTGATATCGAAGTGAGGATTGTCGAAGTGATTCTTTAGAGAGTTGAAATAGTTCACGTGGTTGTCTGTGTCCTGTGGTATCTTTACAAGAACCTTTAGTCCTCTTCCGGACGGAGATATAAACACTGAGTAAACAAAGTTGTCTCTCGTCATCTGCTCCTTGTCCTGTAGCATATCCTTTTTCTTTTCGTATCCGTCGAAGTCCAAGCATATGAGTCCGCTGTGTTCCTGTATTGAAGAGTCGCTTCTCTTGGTGAAGATACCGCTGAAACAAATAGCAGGTAACTGCTTCTTTAATTCATTTCGCTCTGCCTTCCTTGTCTCTTTCCTTATTTTCTTTACAAGTTCTTTGTTGGCCCCATTCTTTATCCTGTCTAGGATTGCTAAGATAGGTCGGTGAAATGGAGTGTCTGTTTCCCTAATGTTTTTGAAGATTGTAATATTATAGTCTGTCATTATTATTGTTGTTAGTGTTGAGTTGATGTTGACTTTATGTTAAGTTTCTCTCTGATTATCAGTGAGTTGTATACTTTGTTAACTTTTTTCTCTTGTATTAAATAATAATAATAATAAAAGAAAAGAAATAATAAAAGATATACGGAGAAAAACTTTACATCTTAACGTTGAAAAAAAGAGTGTCGCGGACGACACTCCCTTTTTTAAACTAAAATCGACCAATTTAAAACGGTAGGTCATCCGCAGGTAAGTCCTTTAAAGCAGGTTCTTTTTTGGTTTTCACCACTGACTTATCCGGTTCCCATGTATCTAAATCACAATAGAAGTTTCCTCCTCTTGACTTTTTGATATTGATACTTACCCAACCTTCTTTGTTGGTATGTTCTTTTAACCAAGATACTGCATCTTCTGTCTTGATGCTTAGTCTTCCTAATACAAACTTATTAGATTCTGTTGAATCCAATGGTATCAAGGCTGTGTTTTGTTCTTGTCTCTTAAAGACAAAACCGTCTGCAAAAATTTTTTCTTCTGCCATTTGATTTATTTTTTTTCCGATGATTAGAAAATAAACCCACACACAATACATCGGATACACCGCGTGTGAGTTGTAAAATTATATCTCGTCCTTGACGTAGTAATTATTTATGTCAAGAATTTTTTCTTCAGAAAAGAATTTTTGGTACACCTCTATTGCTCTGTGCATTTTTTCTTGTCCTCTTATATAGAAGTCCTCATTACCTGTGAACATTCCCATTCTGCCTGTTTGCTTCTCAATGACTAAGAACATCATCGGCTTACCGAACAATCTTCTGTAAATGAATGCTTGACTATCGTAGTTGTACTTTCTTGCGTTCCACTTGAAATCATCAATGTTCGATGTGGTCTTAAGGTCTATGACATAATCTTTTCCAACGATGTCTGCCTTACCCTTCCACTGAGTAACTGAATGTTTGTCATCAATCACCGAGGAGTACGTCATAATGTTAGGCATCTCAAAGTTGTTTCCCTTTTCGTATATGAGTTCGAAAAAATCAAGGTTGCCTGTCATTCTTGAAGCAAGATTCTCAATGTGTTCTGCTTCTTTTTTTAGTAGCAATACCTCAAGGTTCATATCAAGACAGGCTTCTTTGTATCCCTTAGTGTTACGACTTGCGAAGTCTACGATGTGAGTTTCTTTTGCCTTCTCCGGTTCAAGAATCAGTTGGTGAAAGTATCTGCCTTCAACAAAGTTCTTGTTGTCGGGACGGGATACCCCGAAGTCTTCGGGATTCTTTAGCAGTGTTCCTATGTCTGAGTTGGATAGGTACTGCTTACCTACCCCTCCGTAATACTCTTGGTCATCACGGAGTTTTTCTATAACCTTGCTCATTATCCTGTAATCTTTTTGATTTCCTTAAGTTGAGTCTTAGTCATGGTATATTTTGCCTCTATGTTTGCAACGAGTTGTTCGTAACCCATCTGCTTATTGGCTGTCACGTACATAACAAAGTCCTCCCATTTCCCCTTTGGTATAGAGGGCATCTTCGCTGTTTCTGACGGATTTTTGGTCTCTGTGTTGACAGGCTCTTTCTTTTCTGAAGAAGGTATATCTTCCCCTGCATATACGTATAAACCTAGACCGTGACGCGCAAGGGCTTTTGTTAGGCTACGTTGTATCGCCTTGTTCACATCAGTTGAGTTTAGTTTTTCAAGAGGTATTGAGTTGTTACGGTAGTCCATTACAGGAAGGTACTCGATATGCTCGATACCCTCGATAGACACTCCTGTTTTTACCCACGCTGTGCGGTGGTCTCTGTGATAGAACAATCCATCTGCATCCTCATAGATTGTGTATGTTGCACCCGGATAGTGCTCTTTCGCTGTTGCCCATGCCCATGCCCACGATAGATACGTGAGTCCGTTCTTTGTTTCTGTACGTCCGTTGACGTTGATTGCGTTCAGTGTCTCGAACACTGATTTCTTTTTAGCGTTTGCCATTTTATTTTAATTTATTTAGTTTAACCATTAATTCTGCGTACTTATTTAGCACACTCTCTCTTTGAGTTTTGTAAGACTGAATCTGTTTTGGATTTTTTTTACCATTCATTTCAGACTTAATCAATTTTTCTATTCTGTCTAGTCTATCTCTGTAGTTGTCCAAAGACACTTCATAACATCCATATCTCCAACCGTTATCAAGAAATACATTTACGTTATCTACCTTCTTGTAGTAGTCTCCTCCCTTTCCTGTATTGTATATCTGTATCTCACCTGTAACGTCTTCCCGCACAATCCTGCATCCGTATACAATTCGCGCTTGATATCCTGCTCCGTCAAGATTAGATGCAAATGTGTCTTCTTTTGCCTGTTTCCATATTTGTTCTATGGTATACATTATTTTAAAAAGTTTATAAATTCCTTAAAAGACTCATCTTCCTGCATTCTCTTTTTAGTTTGAGATATTCCATACTGCACTGACGAGTGTGCTACATCGTACCCATTCTGTTTCATGTGGTCTCTAATGTATGCCATTGTCATAGGCTTTGAGTGACATAGATAGTATAGAGATTGTCTTGCATCTGACACTCTCTTGACTTTTGTCTTTGTGAATATTCTTTCCTTTGGCACGTCGAATGCCTCTGATATTTTTTCTGCGTAGTTGTTAAATGTTGCCATGTTATTTTATTTTTGATTTGAAATTGTTCCATAGTTCTTCCTCCACAATCTTGAAGTTTCTGTCCTTAAAAGGTAACCCATCTATAGTGGTTATCCATTCTCCTGTTTTCAAAGACTCTATGTAGTTTCCATCTAAGTACACCATTACGGTTTGAGAATTATCGTTTATAGTGCCGATGTAGTTCTTTTTGAAGTAATCAGAAGTCACTAAGTAAGCAGTGTCGTTGAAGACACGACGGTCAATCACCTGCTCTTTATCCTGTAACTGCTGCAGTTTTTGAATCAAACTTGCGTTTACATTCTTACGTAACTTTTCTTCAATAATTTGGTTTTCGTATATTGATTTCATTTGATTTGATTTTAGTTTAAAAAATTTTGGTAGTCTTTTCTATCTAAGCAGATGACATCACCAACGATATCGAAGCCTGCAATCTCTGAAGCCTTGTTGTTTTTCTTCAGACCTTTCATACGCCCCTCCTCGTTTACGATGAGCACCTTGCCCGTGCGTGTGGCGACCACCTCTATGTATCCACCTACCGCATCTTGTTTTTCTTTTAGTGTGTCTGCTGTAAAGTTGTCAGTGACATCACCATTTACTTTGATTAGTTGTATCATTGAATTGTGTTTGAATAAAACAAATATAAGAAAAGAATTATACAATTCCTAATCTTTTTTGTAATAAATTTATAGTGTCTTTGACGACACTATTTATTCTTTGCCTGTAGTATTTTGATGTACAGCCCATAGTCAAAACTATCCCAATACTCTATCCAATCTGCTATGTTAGTTGCCTTAATCATCTCTATTAGTTATTAAATCTATCTTCAAAGAATTTTATAATCCCCTCTATTTCTTTGTCATCAAAATAGTTCACAAATAGTTCTTCTATTATTGTGTCATCATTTACATCTTTTAGAACCTTGTTTAATTGGTCTATCAATTTTGAATCGTGACCATTGTAATACGTTCCTATTCTTGCCCACTTTCTTTTTCTCATATCTATTGGTTTTCGTCTGTTAAAAAATCGTTGTACTCAAACTTACCTGTCTTTATGTATTGGTAAATCTCTTCCTTGTATACGTGCTCATACTTGAACAGTGTGTCCGGGGTATCGACAGTCAACGTGTAAAGTTTTCTTCCGTCTTCGGTCTGTTCTTCCATTCTTTCGACCTGTCCTTTCATCAACAGGCATATAAAAATAATTGTCTTAAACATTTTATTTGATTTGTGAACGAGTGTCGCGGACGACACCCGTTCTGATTTGTAATATTAAAGTGTACCTTCTACACCATCCTCGTCTTCGTATGTGTAGTTGCTGTTCGATAACTTAAGTTCTGATGTGTCAGCGAATGGAGTGCCCTCTAATGTAGGCATGTCCTGTTGGAAGTCATACACACTTAAGTTGTTTGCAAGATATTCTTTTATGTTCACGTCTCCGGGAATCTCAATAGTTCTGCTCTGCTTTCTTGTGAATGTCTCAACAACCGACACCGTAACCTGTTGTGTCTCCGGACGTACGAAGTCAATCATAAACTGCTTGACCTTCTCGTCCATTGACAGACCGTGGTATGTCTTGTATTCGAATCGTGAAGGAAGTGTTCTGAAGTTGCCCGAATAAACTTTAGCAAACAATTTAGTTGTCTCTGATGTCCATTTAAAGTCAGTTGTATCAGCCGCCTCATTGGTTTCTTCTACCTGTGCTTTCCTCTCTGCCTTTCTTTTCACGCTCTCCTTGACATAGGCATTTGCATCCTCAAGAAGTAGCCTCACATGTAGTGGGCTTATCTCTGATAGGTCTCTAAACTCCAACACCGCAGACCCTCTGCCTCTCTTGTGTGGGTTTTTCTTTACCGGTAATACCCTGCACCATTTTCTGTCGATTGCAAATCTGTCAAGGCCATTGCGTACCCCAAACTCTTTTGCTAAATCTTTCACCTCAGTTCTTGTGAGGGTTTTCTTTGATAGTTCATTAAAGAACCTTACTGCTCTGTCGAGCGCACCATCTCTTTTTTGTGCCATTTTATTTGATTTGTGAACGAGTGTCGCGGACGACACCCGTTCTGATTTGTAACTTGTTTACTTTGTTTTCATCTTGAATACTATCCAATCCATTTCAAGGCTATGTTCTTCTATCTCTTTCTCAGATACAGAAGCCTCAATCATCCAAGCATTGTCATAGTCTGACTCATGGTTTTCAGCCTTTCTAAACTCTATACTGACGTGCCTTTTTAATAGTGTTCTCAAGTCTTCTATAAAACCAAACACTTCTTCTGTACTTCCTCTAAAGTACGTGCTTATGGATTGGTCATAAATACTATCCTCAAATTTATTCTTAACGAGGTCAAGTAAATTCATGACGTCTCCGATTGCGTACTCTTCCTCGCATCCCATGTACTCATCTTCGAGATACTTACGTCTTTCCTCTAGCACTTCTTTTAGATAATCAATTCTTTCGATTACATTTTCACTACCTTGAATAGCAGTTAAGATGCTGTCTTTTGTTAGTGTAATTTGCTCTTGCATTTTATTAAGTTTTAAAATTTCCGTTTCATCGTTTTCGAATCATCAGTCGGGACACACATCCCGATACGGGAGGAGTGTCGTGCACGACACTCCCCGTTTGAGTCAGACTAAAACTTACTAAAATCTGACTACGTGTACCATTCTCCACAGGTCTCGCAGTAGTAGTTACCCCAACCGTCGAATGCGAAGTTGTTGGAATTGCACTTTACATTACTGCACTGCTTCGGGGTACTGAATGCTGTACCTGTGTCGTCTGCGTTGCAGTCGTCGAACAGGTCTGCAATCTTAGTGACCGCAGGCTTTCTCACAGGCTCTCTGTACTTTTTAGTGTACGTGCTTTTGCTGTTGAATGAATACCCTGCGTAAGGTCTGTACTCTTGCTTGTAGGTCTTCAGAAACTTGTGATGTGGTTTTAGTTCAATAGTTGGATTGAAGTACAGCCAACATAGGATTTCCTTGCCCTTAAGCATTATGGTAACCTGCTCGCGCTTGTACCATATCGGGTGACCTTCAAGGCTGTCAACGTTCTCGAAAGTTTGGTCTGATACCTTGAACACATCCACCTCAATGTTGTGACCTATGCCGGGCTTGTTTATCACATACGGCAGGCCGTCTTTGATTAGAGGGTATTTGTTTTTGGTCTTACCACCTCCTAGATACTTTGAGCCCCTAAGATAAGAGTAGTAGTTGTTGTACCCTTTCTTTAGTGTACCATACACCGCTATGACGTTTGTTTCTAAGACGTTTGCTTTTGAGAACCATACACCGTCGTGATACGTAAACAATTCCCTGTTGTAGATTTGGAACGAACGAGTGCGCGTGTTGATTGAAACAAACCTGCAATAGTTGGGCGCGTTCGCATCTTGTATTTTAAGATGCTCTTTCCAATACTTGCGAGGTATATTCCCAAGTTCATTCGCCAATTCTTGCGAGTCAGTCATCTTGTTGTTTCCATATCCCCAAGCAGTTCCGTTCATCATTAGAAGTTCATCCGTCTTCGCTCCGCATACGAAGGGGTGCGTGTTCTCTTTGGATATCTTTCCAACCGTTGCGTATCTGAAGTGCGCTATAAACGGTCGGTGCTTGTTCTCATCTGAGGTCAATACACCATACTCCTTTGAGTCGTGTCGTGTTACCTCGAACGTGTCTAGCCATACTATGCCTAGTCCATGAGGGTTTTTCCTCGCGCTTGTTTTAGCCACCTCGCGAGATAGTGGTTTGTCTTTTTGTTTTACGATAATTACACACATAATTATTAAGTTTTGTGGGCGGTCTCGTTGTCGATACCGAGCCCTGTTGGTGAGCGGTGCTTGTGTAGGTGACCGCTCGTCTACCTGTGTTTTGTTTATGATTTATACAAGTATACGACATAAATTTGACAATTCCAAATTTTGCAGTAATTTTTTTTTTAGTGTCTTTAAGAAGACACCTAGTGTCCTCGCCGACACTGCCTGCATTAATACCACACCTCATCCAAGTCGCAGTCTTCCTGCTTACATACTTTGTCTATGTACGCGCGCATGTGTTTCTTATCATTGAATGTCTTGGTCACGTACTTGTCTGTTCCGTTCGGCATTCTGAATTTCATCTGCGCCTGTATTTGATTTGTCTCCTGTTCTTTCGTTGTCATTACTTTAGTTTTTTTATTGTTAGTTCTTTTCTCTGCAGTGTAGGATATTCCTGCCGGAGAATTGTAAACGCTTTGTCTATGGCTTCCCACTTGGAGTGACCGGAGAGGGACATCCCTCTCCAATCTCCCAACCTGCGCTTGCAGGTTATGTAGTAGTAGAATTGTCTTTCTACCACGTGCCCAAAATTATTTGAGCAATCGTGTACCCTCCGAATCCTACAACGAGGGGTGTAATTGCGATGAGCGTTAACTCAATCTTTTTAAGTGTCTTCATGTGTTTGAATTTATGAAGGTTTGTAAATCCGTTTCAACCTTTTGGTATCATCAGTCAGTGCACACACACTGAAACGGCAGGAGTGTCGTTGAAGACACTCCCGGTGCTTACGTTTTATCCTGCTTGCACATCCATAGGAAAAGACCTATGTTGATTGCAAAGAACGATATAACAAACACTATCTTAATGGTTTCTTCGCTCATCTTAGTGTAGTTTATAGGTTTTTATTATGTTGTCTAATCTTTGTTGGTTTCGCTTTGCTATCTCATCTGAATGTAAAAACATCGATACAAGACCGAGGCCTATTATAAATATCCATACTGCTAACCCTATCGCTGTGTTTCTTTCGTGTTTCATCTCTATTTGTTTTTATTGTATTGGTTTATAAATTGTACTACTGCTTTACACACTTCATCTATACCTACGGTATTTTCGTTAATGCATTCATCTAACACTCTTTGCAAATGCAATCTATCTTTACAATAATCATTGTACTCGGATACTTCATTTATCTTGCGTATAACACCCATCAACCAATTCCAATCTTTGTGGTATTGTAGTTCGTCAAATGTATTGTTTCGTAGTTGCAATGTTTCTTCATTGTCATACCAACCAATGTCAGTCTGTTGCATCCCCATAAATTCTGCTATTAGTTTATTGTTCTCTTGTGTTTTCATCTCTATTGGTTTTTATTTTGGTTTCTACTTTGCTGTGATGCTTCAAAGATACAGCCCCACATTATCAACGTTGTTAATCCTGCAACAATTAATAGGCCGTTGCAATTTAGGTGTATCGCCTGCTCTATCGACAGGAGAGAAAATACTCCGCATACTACCGCGAACATACATAGTAAATCAAATTTTAAGTTTTTCATCTTATAAGTTTTATTAAGTTACCGTTTCATCCTTTTGGAATCATCAGCACCAACACACATTGGTGTACGGGCAGTGTCGCGGACGACACTGCGTTTCTGTTAGGAATTGTATGTCAAGATTCCTGCATCGCCAAAGCAAGTATCCTGCAGGTGGCTGTCATCTGCCTTGAGGCTTATTATGGTTTTGATTGTGCTGTTGATTTCCTGCTGTGTCATATCAATATCTTGATGGATATCTAGGCATTGAGGAATGACCCTTACCTTAGTTCTAACAAGTTTGAATATCTCTCCGTCTATCTCAGTAGTCCCCATTCTTTCTTCAACCAACTGCTCAACTAAAAAGTGAGGTATATTGTTTGAGTCAAGGAAGTCTGATATCATATCAAACGCGGTAACAGGGTTTAGATTTGAAACGTCTTTCAATATTTCCTCAACATTGACATCTGCTGTCGTTATAAATGTTGTGTCCTCGGATGCCTCGCTGATAATGTCAAACGCTGTCATCTCTAATTCATTCATCTTAAATCCTTTTGCAATCGTGTTCATTTTATAAGTTTTATTAAGTTACCTGTTTCGACCTTTTGGTCTCATCAGCGCAGGCACACACCTGCGGACAGGAGAGGAGTGTCGGCGAAGACACTCCCCTGTCTTGTCATTCTAGCCCTGCGTTATCCTCGTTGGTTCTGTAACGAGTCCCTCGCTCACGCGCTAGTGCTCTCGTGTAAAAACGTTCCATTGAACCCACAGAACGGTGAGAGTATCTAACATTGTCACCCTCGAAGTATTCACGTGTCACCGAACATACTCGATTGTTGTTTATGGCTTTCTGAAAGGCCTTGGCGAGTGTTAGAATGTTTTCTACCTCTTCAGAGGTGCTGTACATTCTTTTTAGAATTGGAGTAATTCTTTTAAGAAAAGATGCGTGGGTCTTTCCTGCGTGATTAACTCCGTAGTTTACTAACTCAAAGAACAATTCGTATCTGCGAATCATGCCTTTCACTGAGGTGATACGCGCAGGCAATCTAAACTCGATGCCATGGCCTGTATTCTTCACCACGCAGTATTTAGTGCTGTAAAGAAAATCATTAGAACCCCAACCTTCTGATGTGTTAAGGAATGGATTCCCTAAGCAGTAGTAATTGGATAATCTGTATCTAAACAGCGCAAGAACAATACCGGAGTAAGGTCTTATGGCCTCGAGTAATTCTCTTCCTGTCATCCCATGAACACTTAAATGTGTATGCGTGGAGCATGTGGAGTTAGAAGGGCTGTCGCTGTCTTCAATGACTCTGCTAGCCTCGTGAAACATATTGAAGACTTTGGACCTCCAATGTGATTTTGGCAATAGCGGTAGTACGTGCGTGATTGCCTCTAGGCCACAAGTAGAATCTGTTTCGAAACCCTTAAAGAGCGCATACTCCTTAATCGCCGAACGCGATATACTATTCTTTTCGACTTCCATACCGATTCTGAATCTTGCCTCGTTTGTCGCAGTAACTAGGTCGCTGTTTGGCTGTCTAGTTTTTAGGCCTGCAATATCCGATGGCATTGCACCTGTTTTAAATTCCGGTGATGGGCTTCTGTGGTAACTTCTTACCGCGCCTCTCTCAGCGTTTCCGTCTGTTGTAAATTCAATTCCTTGTCTCATTTTGTAAGTTTTACTAAGTTTTAAAATTTCCGTTTCGTCCTTTTGGACTCATCAGCGGGAGCACTCACTCCCGGACGGTGCAGTGTCGTTGAAGACACTGCGTTCCTGTTAACCACGAGTACGAGATACCACGTTGTATCCATGCTGATTTAAGAAGGATACCATGGCCACTCTGATTGCCTCAGTGTTTCCGTCTTCAGCAATAATCACGTAATTCTTATCCATTCGGATACATCCACCATCGTGAATATTTGAGTCTTTGCAAGCGAATGAAAACTGCGTTTCGTCTTCGTTTTCAATCTCACCTTCTTCATGCCCTTCGTCTTCGCTTTCTTCGTTAAATAATTCCTCGTATACGTCTGCCTCCTGTACTTCTTCGCATACCTCCGGACATCCATTTGATGCCCATTTGTTGAAGTGTTCAACAGATATTTCGATGTTTGAACCTAGGCCTGCTTCAGTGCTTGCCTTGATGTAGTTGATGAAGTTTTCGAAGGCTTCTTCATTTGCCTCACAGAAAAGAAACGCTTTGCGTGTCTTGTATACCCATGATTTTCCTTTCCCACAAAGGGCTCTACAAAATTGGTCGACATCATTAAAATGTGCACCGCTTTCGTCCATTTGTGTTTGGCCTTCTTCGCTGTTGTACCATTCGATGGCCTTTGCGAACTGCTTGCCTAGCGTATTGATGCGCTTCTTGAGTAACCTCTCAGATGCGCCTGCTATCTGTTGCATATTGTTGGTGATTGTTGTTACATTGAACGCTGTAACATTTGCGAATAAATCAGCATAAACATTGTTTGAATTTGGCATTTTTTAAGTTTTAATTAGTTAATATTTGATTGCCTGCACTCAGATACAGCGAGAATCGACCTAACTTGCTGATGTTCAGCGTTTTAGGTGTCATTTCGGCGTGTATCGTTGTGTCTTTCATATTGCTAAGGTACAACAATACTTGAATAAAACAAGCATAAAAGCAAAATAATTTCTATCGGATTCTTTAAACGTAGTAATATCAACAGATACAGGATGAAAAAAAATCTTGTTCGTTCATTCCTTCGCGCGTGATTCTATACATAAAAGAGCGCGACAAATTCACGTTCTTTTGTTTAGGCAGTATACACAGGGCCCGGAGGCTTAGCGGATTCTCTCCGCGTCTTGCTTTCTCAGTGTCGTTGGGGACACTTAGACAGGGGACAGGGGCAAGGGCAAGGAGGGAACAAGGGAATGAACAGGTAATATACAGGAGAAACAACATAGCGCAAACGTATATGTAGCGGAGTGCAGCAGTTTATTTGTTATTAACAATAACGCGTACAAAAACGCCAAAAAAACGAGAGTGCGGATACGGATTCAGCACCCCCCTATGCAGGCACAGGTCGGTTCCGGCGAGGGGGTGGCACGGCGCGCGCGACATAGAACCCAAATACTCCGGGTATCTAAAAAAAATTTGTACCTTTGATATATAAACCTTATATTAGCAGAGCGATGATGATGTACAAAGACTTAATGAATAGTGACTACACGATAAAGAACGGTAGACTCATTAACAATGCGCCACCACTTGAGACGGGTATCTCTAAGGCGGCAAGACTACGAAGAGACGTTCGTCGTAGTAGAAAGATTGCAAAGATTGCTGACGGCATAGAGATGGCTGAGATGCGTAAAAATATTAAAAACATGTTTTAGGTAAGTTAGTGTTTGATGATTCGGGTACACACATACCCTTTAATTACCTAAGTTTAAAGAGGACTCTCCTACGGTCCTCTTTTTTTATGCTATGTATTTTATAATTAGTGTTAATACAATGTTGACTTTATGTTGACTTTAAAAACCTAACTAACTGATAATCAATACTAAATGTTAAAATGTTAACTTTCTTTATATACAGACAAGCGTTTAAATAATAATAATAAAAGAGAGAGAGAGAGTATAGAGCAAATAACTCTACATTGTGTATGTAGTTATTATTTATATCTTTGTTTCAAATTAAATCAAATACAATGAATCAAGGATATTCGCCAAAGGACTTAGAGTTCGGCAAAGAGGGGAGAGACAAGCTCATCTCCGGCATCACAAAAATTTCTAAAGCAGTAAAGAGTACGTTAGGACCTATGGGTAACACTGTGCTCATAGAGTCACCGGACCACACTCATGGCATTACGGTAACGAAAGACGGAGTAACAGTAGCGAAATCAATTAGTCTAATCGACCCTATTGAGAACCTTGCGGTTCGTATGATGAGGGAGGCGGCAGATAGGACAGCCACCTCAGCGGGTGATGGTACAACGACAGCGATAGTGTTAACAGAGGCACTTGTAAAAGCAGGTACTGAGATTATGAAGGACTGCAACAGGACAGAGGTTCTTCGTATGCTTGTAGAGAAAACGAAAGAGGTAGTAGAGGGTTTAAAGAAAATGTCAAAGAATGTAGATTCTAAAACGCTTAGGGACGTTGCGATTATATCAGCGAACAACGACAAAAGCATCGGGGATACCATAGCAGACGTATACGAAAAAGTTGGCAAGGACGGTATTGTTACAGTTGAAAGGTCACAGACATCAGACACCTACTATGAGACTACCAATGGTATAAAGGTAGACAGGGGTTACATGACTGAACTGTTTGTAAATGACCAACGAAAAGATGAGAGTGTCCTTGACGACACTTACATTATGGTGTCAGATGCAGAGGTTAATAACATCCTACAGATAGAGAATATTTTAAAACCAATTATAAGCGAGAGGAAGAAGCTATTGATTATTGCGCCGTGTTCTACTCAAGTAGTTAATACTTTAGCTGCGAATGTAATGAAGAACAATTTAAAGTTATGTGCTATACAGCCGCCTAACTTCGGATACCGGCAGCATGAGTTGATGCAGGACATTGCTCTTAGTGTTGGTGCGACATACTTCTCTGAGAAGACAGGGGATGACTTGAGTCTAATTGAATTTAGCGATTTGGGTCATGCTTCCAAGGTGATAGTTGGAAGGGACTCAACGGTCATCCTCAAGGATGATAACGAAGACAATGATGAAACCATAAAGAAACGTGTTGAAGAACTAACTCATGCACATAGTCTTGCTAAGAAAAAAGCAGACAAGGAATTTATACTTTCTCGTATAGCCTCTCTAACAGGAGGTATAGGCGTCATCTATGTTGGTGGAAATACAGACCTTGAGCAGAAGGAACTGTATGACAGAGTAGATGATGCTGTGTGTGCAGTGCGTTCAGCATTGGAAGAAGGGATACTACCGGGTGCAGGTGTAGCTCTTTACGATGAGGGTAAGAGAATATTGTCAGATAACGATAGCGATATTTCGAGTTCGAAAAAAATTGCTTACGCAATTTTAGTTACGGCACTTGCTACTCCTATGATGCAAATACTACATAACGCAGGTCTTAGCAAGGATGATGTAGAAACTGATAAGATTGGTGGCTCAATGGGTTACAATATAAAGACCGGTAAATTTGGAGACCTGTATAAGATGGGTGTCATTGACCCGTTGAAGGTAACCCGTAGTGCGTTGCAGAATGCAGTCAGTGTTGCGGTAACTATATTATCAACAGATGCCATTGTAACTATGGCACGCTCATACGAGAAAGAATGAGGGAAAGTATAATAAAGAAGCTTATTGATGCGTATCCTAATGATGCAGATTTAGGTAAAAGTATTCGTGAGCTGTATAAGAAGCGGTTGTATAATCGAAGAACAATTATACGCTATGCTTTGTGGGGTGGCCTGTTCTACCTAGGTGTGGTAGGAGTTATAATATTGTTGGTGTTATTAAAAAGATTTGGATGAAACCTATTGGTAAATATATAATTGTAAGTTTAATAGAAGAGGAAGTAAAGACTGAATCCGGTTTGTTATTGTCTGCACAGGATGCAAGTGCGTTTAGGTATCACAAAGCTACAGTTGTAGAGTCGGGTACTGATGTGTCTATAATAAATGAAGGAGACATAATATATTTTGATAAGCGTCAGTGCTACACAATGATGATTGAAGGTGAGCAGTACACCATCATTCAAGAGCGCGATGTCGTTGTTGTTTTATAAACGCGTTCATTTCCTTTATCATATTCCTGTACACCTTATCTGTGTATGACACTTTAGTCTTGAACATAGGATTCTTAGATGGTGAGGTTGGTATCTCCTCACCGTTTAACTTTTTGTACACAGAGTTCAACAATCTTTTAGACTTGAATGAAAGCTGATACAATGCTTTTCGTTTACCATCGTTCTTTCTAAAAACTTCTATCCAACCATCTCTCCTTAGTTTGTCAAAACGATTCACACTCCAACTCAGCAGTTCATCAAATTCATCAAACTTATCCTTAGAAAAATAACCTTCTGTTTTTAAGAATAACAACATCTCAAGCTCTCCTTGAGTAATGTTGTATTTGGTTTTTACAAAGTAACGTACTACTCTCCAATACTTGAGATAATCATCAATAGGCATAAATTAAATTTTACTAACTTTGTGTAAATATAGAAAAGTTATGGCTAAAGACTATAATAGTTATTCATTTAGAAACAAAGCAGTTGACAATATTCAATCAAGGAGTAACACTGCTAACGACCCTACGGATAAAAAGAAAAAGAAAAAACGTGTAACGCGTACAACTAATCCGGACGGTTCTGTTACTAAGAGAAGAACAAAGCGAAGTGGTGATGTAGTTGTAAAAACTATAAGAAAGCCAACGCGTGCCAAGGCTACTCCAAAACCACAAGTAACTGAGACAAGAACAAAGGAGCAGAGAAAAAAGGAAACTGATATTCAGAATAAGGTTAGCCAAATGGTAGAGGATAAAGGTTTAATTACCGCACCTACTGCAAAAGAAAAAAGAAAAATAAAAAGAACAAAAAGGCGCGTAGACAGACAGGTTATAAAAGCCTCAAAAGAAAAGTCTTCTAAACCAAAAACAAAAAATAAACCAATAAGAAGAGGTTTTCAAAAAGGAGATGGAGGAACAAGAAGATACAATAATGCGATTCGAGGAGGAACCGGTGTGGGCAACATAAAAGGTGTAACTCGAAAAAGAAAACTTTAAGATGGCAGTAGCAAAGATAGAAAAAGAAAAGAAAGAAAAGAAAGAAAAGAAAGATGACAAGGACAAGGTTCCGTTCAAGAACAAGGTCATTGAGCGTCTTGAGCGTCTTGAGGATATGACTAAGGCTACTCGTGCAGAAAGGTTAGCAGAACGTAAGGCTAAAAAAGAAGCCAACAGGAAAAAACGTAGAGAAAGAAAGTCTCGTCCAAACATAAAAGGATTAGCAAAGTTTCAAGGATTTATGACTAAATAATGGCAAAGAGAGGCAGAGTAAAAAGTAAAGGCAACAAGATATGTCCTGCAGGCATAGCTTGGGCGAAGAGAACCTTCGACAAGTATCCAAGCGCGTATGCTAATCTTGCTGCAAGTAAATATTGCAAGGACCCTAATTACGCAAAAAAATCAAAAGGGAAAAAATAATGGATGCTAAAAAGTTAAAACAAATTTCAGCAGAGCTAAAGAAAGCATCTGCAATGCACAAAGGTCAAGCTGCAAAAATTGACAAAATGCTTAAGTCATTAAAGAAAAAGAAATGAGTAAGTTAAGTAAAAAGCAAAGAAAGATTGCAAGAGCGGCAATGCCGTTTAATAAGATTACTGCTCAAGATTTTAAAATTCTAAAACAAAGAAAAAATGCCAACAGTAAGTTATAGTTGTCCGGACACCGGAAAGAAAATGCAAAAGAAGTTTGCTTACAACGCAGTGGGTAAGGCACAGGCTGCCGAGTTTGCCAAGTTGATGAAAGGGTCGTTGAAGAATAACCCTAACAAAAAAATGACTGAAACCGGTTATTAATGGGTGAGCTCAAGAAATGGCTTGACGAAGATTGGGTCCGTATAGGAACTGATGGGTCTATCAAGGGGGCTTGTGGTACAAGCAAAAATAAAAAGAACCCCGATAGATGCTTACCTCGTAAGAAGGCTATGAGCATGACTAAAGCTGAGCGTGCAAGGACTGCAAGAAAAAAGAAGCGTGGAGGTAGAAGAGGTAAACAGTTTGTTGCTAATACCAAAGCGGGAAGAGTAACAAGAAAATACACCAAAAGATAATGGCTGATAAAAGCAGAATGAAGTGTAACAGGGTTGTCGCATCAGACAGACCCGGTAAGAAAAGAATGGTGAAAGCCTGTGAGGGTGGCAAGGAGAAGCTGATTCACTTTGGTGCTAAAGGTTATGGCCACAACTATTCTGCTGCAGCACGTAAGTCATTCAAGGCACGCCACAAGTGTGGCACTGCAAAGTCAAAGCTCACTGCACGTTATTGGGCTTGTAAGAATCTATGGGCAGGAAAAGGTGGAAGCACTAAGTCATCACCAAAAAATCGTCAAGGAAAATATTAGTATATTTGTATAAATAAAAAACATTATGATGTACCGAATATCACAACCATTAGCCGCAACTCAATTTCCGGGTGATGACAAAAAAAAGAAGAATAAGAAAAAAAGTGTTAGGAACTACACAATGAAAGATTTGACACCTTCTCAAAAGAAAAAAATAGAAAGTGTTAATTTATCTAATTCTGCAAAACAAAAAGCTATAAATGCTTTTGTTAAAGAAAATATGAAAAAAAATAACTAAACAAGTAATCATGCAAGGATACAATTCAAGACTCGATGAGTCATTAGGAGCAAAGAACGGAAAGAAGTCTCAGTCAATGAAGTCTCGTAGAGATGAGTCTAAGGCAATGTCTAAGAAGTATGACGGTCACGCTTACGGTGGAGACCACTCAATGTCTTATGAGCACAAGTGCATCAAGGACGGAAAGGTTCACGAACACTTAGGAGCACTAATCCGTAAATAATGGGCAAGGCTTTAGTATGGTTGGGGAATAAAATCATTTCCTTTGGCTTGACGTGTAAAAAAACTTGGAATAAGTTCATAAGCAAGTTAATGTTTAAAAATATATAAGATGTCATACAAGCAGAGACCAACTTTCAATCAACCTAGCCGAGGTCTTGGAGATAGTGTAGAGAAATTTACAAAAGCTACAGGCATAAAGACTGTGGTTAACAAAGTTTCTCAAGCATTAGGAGTTGAAGATTGTGGATGTGACGAGCGTAGAGATACTTTGAATAGAGTGTTCCCTTTTAAAAATAACAATAACAATAAATAAAAAAATGGCTTATCAAAAATTACAAGTAAGTAGGGCGTTAGCGGTAATACCAAGTAATACTATAAACATTCCAAATCCCGCAGTGCTATCAATCAGTAGTACAACAACAGGTGCTTCTGCAGGAAAACTTATAGATTCTTCTCAAGACTTTATAAGTGAAAAAGTAAAGATTGGAGACATTGTTTACTCGGGAACAACTGCAGCAACAGTAACTGCAGTGGATAGTGCGACTCAATTAAGTGTCAGTACAGGTATTATTTTAGGAGCAGATTATAAGCTTTTCAGTAATGACACCCCAAATAATGGATGTGTTTTGTACATAGGAGGAGCTGCTGCAGGAGTAGTAGATGTTGAAGTAGTAACAGCTGCAGGAGATGAGGTTACGTTTAAAAGTGTATCTATAGGTAGTTTTTTACCTGTTCAAGTGATACGACTTAAAGCCGGAACATCGGGTGGTGCAGACGTATTAGCATTGTGGTAGATGTTAACAGGTCCATCAATAGGAATAGGAATAAGGATATGGGACGGGACTGTAACTGATTCAGTAGCCCCCGTAGAGACGTATTTTATATTAAGTGAAGCAGATGAGATTTTAGAAACCGAAGCTGCGACATCTGAAGAAATGGTAACGGAGGAAGCTCCATAAAAAAACTAAAATGGCAAATAAAAAGTTTTCAGAATTTGATGAAAAAACAAACCCTTCTGACGTTGAGTACGTCGTTGGTTATGACGGTTCAGATAACGTAAGAATATCTCCATCGGATTTGGTTCCAACCGTAACAGTTCCGGTAGGAGCTAATCCAACTACTGAAATTGATGGTGCTCAAGTTGATGGTACTGCAACAACATTTATGAGAAGTGATGCTGTTCCTGCTTTATCGGATACCGGAGTTACAGCAGACACCTATGGTGATAGTAATAAAATACCTCAAATAACTGTAGACTCAAAGGGTAGGATTACGGGCGTTTCAGATATTAATGTTGAAACTCGTCCAAGCCAATACACTACAAAAGCGGGTGCAGATGTCATTAGTTGGGATTACACAACTGATGGAGAAAACATAATAGTTAATTTAGGCTCCGGGTTTTCCAATGTACTAACGGTTGCTTCTGCTACAAATTTCCCTAATGGTAGTAGTGGTTTTGTTATCTTAGATACAACTAATTCTGTTTCTTATAAGTTACCCGATACAGCTTTTGGTAGTGGGACAGGAATTAGTAGTAGGTTAAGTGGTGGTAATTCTACTTTAGGTGGAACAAATCCTGTTCTTCTTCATTGGACTTACGATGGCTCAACTTTTTATTTTCAAAAAGATATAAATTTTATAGACCCTGTATATCCCCCCGACATTCAGTTTGATTTATCTAATCTTGTGGCATATTACACCCCACAAGCTTTTAATCAGTCAACTCAAGGCTTAGTAAGTGCGGGTGCAACAGTTGAAAATTTAACATCAAGCAATGTTATTGGAGATTTACAAACTTCAAGCAATGTGACAAACTTTGAGTTTTACCCAAAAACTGCAACGGAACCTGCATATTGGAGCATGGCAGGTTCAGCTAATGCAATTTTAAGAGGTTCAGCATTAACAAGTGGTATTACTACTGCTGCCACGTTTAGTGGTTATATGCAGGGGCCATATATAAGCGGGACATTTAAAGGAGTATTTGACTTTTTTGGTACTCAATCGGGTGCTGCTTTTGACCAACAAATATATTTAACGAATCGGGTGTTTAGACTATATAGCCCCGATTACTTTTTTAACTTTCCTGCATTACAAGATTATTCGGCAACGGGTGGTGCAGATTTAGGAAATGAGTGGATATTTATGTCTTTCTCTTTTACACCTTCTACTACATCAACTTCTAATGATGGCTTTGTTAGAATGGCAATAGGCTGCAAAAGTTCTTATGATTGGGCACAGGCAAATCCTCCTGTTGCTCCTTCAACAACAACGGCTTGGGATTATCAAAATGGAGATGGTACAGGTAGCACAGTAGATGTTGATGCTAATGGACTTTATTTTGAAACCTCAAGTCTTTTAGATTTAGATGAAGTGTTTTTTGAAAACTTTTATTTAGGTAATGCTTCTAATTTGTTAGAACAAAATCAAGCTCATTATGGTGAGTTTGGAATATTTAACGCTGTGATTCCCGATAGTCAAGTAATCTCTAATTGGAATAATAGTAGAGAAACTTATGGTATTGTATAAATAAAGAACAGAAAACCTAGGTGATAATTTTTTACTCAACATACACACACAAAATTGATATTAATTACATAATAAAAAAATAATGTCACAGATAAATGAAAAGACCAAAATTAACTTAACACCTAAGAATTTATTTTTTATTATTGGTCTCGTGACAACTTTTGTAAGTATGTATTTTAAGCTTCATGCCGAAGTAGAAGATGCAAAGCGTTTACCCGCAAGAGACGTACAAGTAGATGCGGCAATCATAAAAACATCTAATGAGATAGAGTTTATAAAAGCAGAGATTGTCGAAATGAAAAGTCAGCTTCAGACTATGGAGGAGCGTCTATATCAACTTCAATAATAAATTATGGCAAAGGTATGTAGATGCTGTGGTCAAGAAATCAAAAGCGATTCCAAATATCTATGGATTCTTGATAATGGTCACGGTGGAATAATCGACGGAATTTATCAGACAGCAGGAAAACGAAGTCCTATTTGGGCAGATGGAACTCAGCTATTTGAAGGTGAGTTTAATCGTGCTATTGTAGATAGAATTTCAAAGTATTGTGATGATAATAATATTGATTACATAAACTTGGTTAATACCAATGAAGATGTGCCTCTATCTACGAGAGTAAAGATGGCAAACGAGGTTTATCGTGAGTCAGACAAGCCTTGTATATATGTAAGCATACACGCAAACGGATTTAGTGATGAGTCTGCAAATGGTTGGGAGGTGTATACATCCCCGGGAGAAACAAAGTCAGACCATATAGCCACAGTTCTGTACGAAGAGGTAGAGAAAGAGTTTCCGGATTCTTATAACGAAAGCATTAAGTTGCGAAAAGACACAAGCGATGGTGATGTAGACAAGGAGTCGAACTTCTATGTGCTTATACACACTGCTATGCCTGCTATATTATCAGAGAACTTTTTTATGACAAATGAAAAAGAATGTAAGACATATCTCTTGAGCGAGGAAGGTAGAGACCGTATTGCAAAGGCTCACATTGAAATGATAAATAAAATCGAGAACGAATGAAAGAAATATTGACTAGACTATTTGGAAAGGGTTCGGGGGTTGTTGAGCAGGTCGGAGGGGTTGTAGACAAATTCATTAGAACTAAAGATGAGAAGGCTCAGTTCGAGAAGGAGATGGCAGAGATACTTATCAATGCTGAGGCTGATATGCAAAAGAACGTCACCGAGAGGTGGAGGGCAGATATGACCTCAGACTCTTGGCTGTCAAAGAACGTACGGCCATTGGTTTTGATGTTCTTGGTTTTGTGCACGATGCTATTGATATTTATTGATGCGGGTCGACTTGATTTTAAGGTTGAAGCAAATTGGGTAGACCTACTACAGATTCTTTTACTTACTGTTATAGCAGCATATTTTGGTGGAAGAACGGTTGAGAAGACAAGAAAGAAATAATTCCTATCTTTGTGAGTAATAAAATTTAATATAATGAAACTTGATAAAAAAGAACTAGAGACTATCCGAGAAATGCAAGGAGAGTTTCAAAAGGCAAAACTTGCCTTAGCAGATTTAGAGCTTAACAAGTACCAACTTCTAAAGACTATTGATGTCTTGAAGCAGGACTTCGGTAAGCACGAACAAAAGCTTATAGATAAATATGGAGCCGACTCCGTTATAAATGTTCAAACGGGAAAGGTAACTAAAGAAAAAAAATAAAAATGGGAAAGATAAGTACGTATGGTAATGTAAATCCGGTTAATTTAACGGATAAAGTTATAGGAACAAATGTTACGGGAACACCTAACAACGTCACTAAGAATTTTTTAATTAGCGACTTGTTGGCATTGTTTCAAGAAAACATAACTCTTCAAAACGTACTTGATGCAGGAAACACAGCCACAGAAGACATTAACCTTACAGGTAATATTTCTCTTGATGGAGGAAACTTTACTTTAGACCCTACCGCTTCTTTATATGTGGGTGGTCTTTTGATAGACTCTACAGGAGCAGTAGGAGCCTTGGGGCAAACTCTTACTTCTGACGCAAGTGGTAATCCTGTTTGGGGGTCCGGTGGAGGCGGAAGTCAAAATTTAGAACAGCTTCTTGCTGTTGGTAATACAGCAACAAACGACATTAATCTTACAGGTGATTTAAACCTTACAGGTAATATTGTAGAAACAGGAAATTTAGAACTTACAGGAAACATTACTCAAGCAGGAAGACATGACCTTACAGGAGACTTGATTCAAACGGGAGGAGATTACACGCTAACAGGGGATATGACTCATACGGGTGATTACGACCTTACGGGTAATATGACTATGGTAGGTGACCCCGATATAACAGGGGATTTAACACATTCGGGAAATTACTTGTTTGAGGTTGGTCAGTTTACTTTTGAGGGGACATCTACACTTCTTTTGCAAAGTGCAGTTAAAGATTCAACGGATACTTTAGGTTCAGATGGTGAGGTTCTTGTTTCTGATGCAAGCGGTAACCTTACTTGGCAATCTTTATCTCAGTTGCCAACTACTACTACAGTTAATGCTTTTGATGACCCTTCATCAAATGCAGATATAATATTTTACAGTGCTAGTTCAGCAGGAGGTACAATTTATTTAGGTTCTGAAGTAGCAGGAAAAAAGGTTGTTCTAGTTAGAACCTCTACTACTAATGCTGCAGACCTATCGGCTAATGGTGGGGCGTTAATTAATGGTGCTGTCGCAAAAGCATTACCCACAACACTTTATTCCGCAGTCACCTGTATATCTGATGGTACTGATTGGTACTGCAGTGCCGGACAGCCTTTATAAATTTAATTTAATGGACGTTAGAAAAATATCAATAGGGACAGATTTTAAATCTTCAATGAACTACATAGTAGGGCAAGAAGTTTTAAATGGAAACTATGTGATACACCTAATAAAGTTCAATTCAAAAAATTCTTCATACAAGCTTTATATAGAAGAAGTAAATGGAGACGTAGTTGTTCTTTGGAAGGAGTTTAACTCTAACCTTCCTATAACAATAGAATACAATATAAACTTTTGAAATCACCAACTCAATTTATAGTTACACCATTCAAGGGGAAACGCTACGAAAATACCAAAGACATAGGAGGTCTTGATTTAATAATAAGCACATCAGAAGAAGACCACAGGTTCTCAAATAGGTATGCTGAGGTATTATCAACGCCACTTTACTACAATGGAGAAATAAAAAAAGGAGATACTCTTTTAGTTCATCACAATGTATTTAAGTTCTACAACGACATGAAGGGTAGAAGGCAAAGCGGAAAGAGTTTTTTAAAGGATGACATGTTTCTTGTAGACCCGGACCAATTTTATATGTACAAAAATGAAAATGGTTGGAACTCATACGATAGATATTGTTTTGTAAAGCCTGTTCCTACAAAGGAATCTTACATATTTAAACCTTTTACTGAAGAGCCATTGGTGGGGGAAATGAAATACCCAAATGACTACCTTTTAAGTAAAGGAGTAAAGGCAGGTGATAGGATTAGTTTTAAGCCGGAAAGCGAGTATGAGTTTACTGTAGATGGAGAAAAACTTTATAGGATGTATGACCATCAAATAACAATGCTAGTATGACACCTACTGAACTAAAAGAAGATATTATAAAGGCAGGACGTATAGCTGTTCAACAGCTCATCAAGGTTGCCAAGGAGGAAATTATCAGACACGACCCCGAAGACGAACTTGCAGCGGACAGATTAAAAAATGCTGCAGCCACAAAGAAGCTTGCTATCTTTGATGCTTTTGAAATCCTAAACAGAATAGAGACGGAGAAAGAAGTGTTAGAGCTTAGTAAGAGTGGTAAGAATAATACGGATTCAAAACAAGGGTTTGCAGAAAGACACGCAGGATAATCTATACAGGGTCTTAGAAGATTATATCCCAAAGACTGTAATCACCAACAAAAACAATAGTGGAAGTTGGAAGTATGGTTATGACTCAAAATACGACGTGGTAGTAATATCAAAGACGGGTCAGATAGGAGAGGTGGTAAACATACAGGGTCTACCTATTGCTTTACCTAAATCACCTAAAGAGTGTCGTCAGCGACACTCAAAAAAATCAGAACAATATTGGGAGCGAGTTAATATACCTAAAGAACTGAATAAGATTCAATCTATATTTCAGTGGAATGAGCAACACGCTACCTTTAAGAACAGATGGGTTGACTACATAGAAGAAGAGTTCAACAGAAGAGAAGAAGGTCATTGGTTTATGAACAATGGCAAGAAGACATATATAACAGGAGGGCACTATATGTATCTTCAATGGACCAAGATTGATGTTGGATATCCGGACTACAGAGAAGCGAATAGAATACTATATATATTTTGGGAAGCATGTAAAGCAGATAGCCGAAGCTTTGGAATGGACTACCTTAAAATACGTCGTTCCGGTTTTTCTTATATGGGCTCAGAGGAATGTGCAAATATAGGAACAATATCCAAGGATTCAAGGATAGGTATACTTTCTAAAACAGGAGCAGATGCTAAAAAAATGTTTACGGATAAGGTTGTTCCTGTCGTAAACAACTATCCATTTTTCTTTAAGCCTATTCAAGACGGTATGGATAAACCTAAAACAGAATTAGCGTTTAGGATTCCTGCCTCTAAGATTACAAAAAAGAATATGTATGATGTCTCTGATGATGAGATGCAGGGTCTTGATACGACAATAGATTGGAAGAATACAGATGACAACAGTTATGATGGTGAGAAGTTGTTGTTGTTGATACACGATGAAAGCGGTAAATGGATTAAACCAAACAACATACTTAATAATTGGCGTGTAACAAAAACTTGTTTGCGTTTGGGTAGTAAGATTATAGGCAAGTGTATGATGGGCTCCACTTCAAATGCTTTAGCGAAAGGTGGTGGCAACTTTAAAAAGCTTTACGAAGACTCAATGCTTACGACACGAAACGCCAATGGTCAGACAAAGAGTGGAATGTATTCTTTGTTTATTCCTATGGAATGGAATATGGAAGGGTTTATTGACAGATACGGTATGCCGGTATTTAGGAAGCCTCCTGTTCCTGTGTTAGGTGTAGACGGAGAGATGATTTCAAACGGGGCTATTGATTATTGGGAAGCTGAGGTTGAGTCATTAAAAAATGATGCAGATGCTCTTAACGAGTTTTATCGTCAGTTTCCACGCACAGAGTCACACGCATTTAGAGACGAGAGTAAAGAGTCTTTGTTTAACTTAACAAAAATATATCAACAAATAGACTATAATGACTCCATGATAAAAGAGCATCATATAACAAGGGGTTCTTTTCATTGGAGAGACGGCATAAAAGATAGCGATGTAATATTTAGCCCGGATTCGAGAGGAAGATTTAAGGTTTCTTGGACACCTCGTAAGGGACTTAATAATCGAGTTGAGGTTAAGAATGGAGTTAAGTATCCGGGAAATGAACATATTGGTGCATTCGGATGTGACTCCTATGACATATCCGGAGTAGTAGGCGGAGGAGGTTCTAATGGTGCTCTTCACGGCCTAACTAAGTTTAGTATGGAAGACGCTCCTTCTAATGAGTTTTTTCTTGAATACGTAGCACGACCACAGACTGCAGAAATATTTTATGAAGAAGTTTTAATGGCATGTGTATTTTACGGTATGCCTATACTTATAGAAAATAACAAGCCTAGACTTTTATATCATTTTAAAAACAGAGGGTATAGAGGCTTTTGCATGAACAGACCCGACAAAACGTATAACAAGCTGTCTAAGACAGAAAGAGAGCTAGGGGGTATACCTAACACAAGTGAAGATGTAAAACAAGCACACGCGGCTGCTATTGAATCTTACATAGAAAAATATGTCGGTATGGATATGGATGGAACTTTCAGAGAAAATGACATAATGGGTACTATGCCGTTTGTTAGAACCCTTGAAGATTGGGCTAAATTTGATATAAACAATAGAACTAAGTATGATGCCTCTATTAGTTCGGGGCTTGCAATAATGGCGTGTCAGAAACATCTATACACTCCACAGAAAAAAGAGTCAAAAATAAAGATTAACTTTGCAAGGTATAGTAACACAGGAACATTAAGTGAGATAATCAGATGAGAGACGTAAAAATAAACATTTCATCTGCAGGTTTCCCAAGTCAATTTGTATCGGATGCCGAAAAGGCTACGGACGAATTTGGATTACAGATTGGACAGGCCATTCAATATGAATGGTTTAAGAAAGACGGGCAACAGTGCAGATTCTACAGTCAATGGAGAGACTTCAATAAATTAAGACTATACGCAAGAGGCGAGCAGTCTGTTGCAAAATACAAAAATGAACTTGCTATAGATGGTGACCTATCTTATCTTAATTTAGATTGGACACCTGTACCTGTTATACCAAAATTTGTTGACATTGTTGTTAATGGAATGTCAGACAGATTATTCAAGGTAAAGGCTTACGCTCAAGATGCGCTTTCTCAAGCAAAGCGGAGCAAATATCAAGACATGGTTGAGGGGCAAATGGTGGCTAAAGATACACTTAACATTATAAAGAATAAGACAGGAGCTAATCCTTTTATAATAGACCCCGAGGAGCTTCCAAACACAGATGAAGAGCTTTCGTTGTACATGCAACTTAACTACAAGCCGGCGATTGAAATAGCTGAAGAAGAAGCCATAAACACTTTGCTCGAAGAAAATCATTATGAAGACATAAGAAAAAGATGTGATTATGACTTGGCCACTTTGGGTGTAAGCATGGCAAAACACAACTTTCTGAAAGGAGCAGGAGTAGAAGTAGAGTATGTAGACCCGGCTAATGTCGTTTATAGTTATACAGAAGACCCATATTTTAAAGATTGCTTTTATTGGGGAGAGATTAAAGTATTGCCTATTGTTGAGCTTTTAAAGATAGACCCTTCATTAACAAGAGAGGATTTAGAGGAGATAGGTAAATACAGTCAAAGTTGGTACAACTATTACAATGTTGCTCAGTATTATGAGAACGATATTTTTTATAGAGACACAGTTACTGTTATGTACTTCAACTACAAGACCACAAAGAAAATGGTCTACAAGAAGAAAATTCTTGAGACAGGTGGTTCTAAAGTTGTAGAAAAGGATGATACTTTCAATCCTCCACAAGAGATGATGGATGAAGGTAGGTTTGAAAGATTTGAAAAAACTATTGATGTTTGGTACGATGGAGTTATGGTTATGGGAACTAACATTTTGCTAAAATGGGAGTTGGCTCATAACATGGTTCGTCCAAAATCATCAAGTCAACACGCGTTGCCAAACTATGTAGCAGTTGCTCCAAGAATGTACAAAGGTGTTATTGAATCATTGGTTAGAAGAATGATTCCTTTTGCTGATTTGATTCAAATAACTCACTTAAAACTTCAGCAAGTAATATCTAAAGTTGTCCCCGATGGTGTGTATATAGATGCTGATGGATTAAACGAAGTGGATTTAGGAACAGGACAAGCATATAACCCCGAAGACGCTTTACGTATGTACTTTCAAACGGGTAGTGTTATTGGAAGGAGTTACACTCAAGACGGTGACTTTAATCAAGGGAAGGTTCCTATTAAAGAGCTTCAGTCTTCGTCCGGAGCAAGTAAAACTCAGATGCTTTTAACAAACTACAATCATTATCTAAATATGATTAGAACTGTTACAGGTCTTAATGAGGCTCGTGACGCATCTACACCGGACCCTAATTCATTAGTTGGTCTTCAAAAACTTGCAGCATTAAATTCAAACACTGCAACTCGACATATACTTGACGGCAGTCTTTATATATTCAGAAGCCTGTCTGAAGCATTAACATACCGAGTAGCGGATATATTAGAATATTCAGACTTCAAGGATGACTTTGTAAATAAAATAGGTAAGTACAATGTGAGTATACTTGGTGATATATCTGACCTGTATATATATGATTTCGGAATATTTATTGAAGTTAGTCCGGATGAAGAAGAGCAAGCACAGCTTGAACAAAATATTCAGATGGCTTTACAGAAGCAAGACATAAATCTTGAGGATGCTATTGATATTAGAGAGCTTAAAAATATAAAGCTTGCAAATCAATTACTCAAAGTAAAGCGAGTTCAAAAGGAAGAAAAAGAACTAAAAAAGCAAAAAGAGTTACAACAAAACCAAGCACAACTCAATATGCAGTCACAGCAAATGGCGGCTCAAACTGCTATGGAAAAACAGCAAGTAGAGATTCAAGGCAAAATGCAGCTTAAACAAGCTGAAGTGGCATTTGAGATTGAGAAGCTTAAGAACGAAGCACAGCTCAAAAGAGAGCTTATGCAGACTGAGTTTGATTTCAATATGCAGCTTAGAGATATAAGTGAGAATGCTTTACAGAGCAGAGAGACCCAAAGAGAGGAAGCAAAGTCACAACGTATAAGTCAACAAAATACTCAGCAGTCAAAACTAATAGACCAAAGAAAAAACAACTTACCTCCAATGAAGTTTGAATCTAACGAGGACAGTCTTGACGGATTTGATATGGCAGAATTTGAGCCTAGATAGTTAAATAAATTAGAAAAAAAATTATTACTAAATTTGTAAAAATTAAATTAAATGGAAATTAAAGTAAGAGAAGTTGGTGGTTCTGAAGAGAAATCACGAGCTGAAGTTGAGCAAGAATTATTAGACAAGGCTGAAAAAAATAATTTTGGAGAAGACAACGCTAACACTGATGGAGTGGAAACAAGCACTGAGAGTGCCACCGCCACGGAAGAGCAAGAAGACTTACAGCCGAAAGAAGAAACACAAACTCAATCCTCAGAGTTAAATGAGGAGGACGTTCTTTTATATATTAAAAATAGGTACGATAAGCAGATAGACTCTGTGGGGCAGTTGTTTGATGAGAAAGAATCAAACCAAGAACTCCCCGAAGATGTTGCTGCTTATTTTGAGTACAAGAAAAAAACAGGACGTGGAATTGAAGACTATGTTAAATTGAACCAAGACTTCGATTCTATGGACGAAAACACTTTGCTAAAGAACTACCTTCTATCTACGGAGGAAGGTTTAGATTCTGATGATGTTGATGTTTTGTTGGATGACTACACGTATGACGAAGAAGTTGATGACGAAACGGATATTAAGAAAATAAAGTTAGCAAAGAAAAAAGCGATTGGAAGAGCCAAGAAGTATTTCAATGAGCAAAAAGAGATGTATAAACAACCCCTTGAGTCAAGCACGGTTGATGTCTCTGAAGCTGAAAAGGAAGAACGCGAGGCATATAACCAATATTTAGAACAGGCAAAGAGCTTTGAAGAGGAACAAAAACGGAGACGTGATTGGTTCGTGGAAAAGACAAACGAGGTATTCTCAGATTTCAAAGGTTTTGATTTCAAAGTAGGAGAAGACCGAGTTTTGACTTACATCCCCACAAACGCAGAAGAGCTGAAAAAACGAAACTTAGACACGAACAATTTTATGAAAAAGTTCGTTGACGAGAATGGTTTGATTAGTGATGCTGCAGGATTTCACAGAGCTTTAGCTATAGCATCAAATCCCGAAAGATATGCCAAGTTCTTTTATGAACAAGGTTTATCAGCAGGTACTGAGGATGTTACGAGAAAGATGAAAAACATAAATATGTCTGAACGTAAAGCACCCGAAGTTAGCACAAAGGGAGGCGTGCAAGTAAGGTCTTTGAACCCCGACAGTGGTCGAGGCTTGAAGATAAAGAAAATAAAAAGAGTATAAACAATTTTAAAAATTAGAAAATATGGCAGTAGATGCTACTCCCGGTTTTGATTTGCAGCCGTCGGCACAACAAGTACCAACGTCAACAAATTATATAACGAATTTTGATTTCTTGAATCAGTATCTTCCGGATACTTACGAGAAAGAATTTGAGCGATATGGGAATCGCACAATTAGTTCATTCCTAAGATTAGTTGGAGCAGAGATGCCTTCTAACTCTGACTTAGTAAAATGGGCAGAACAAGGAAGACTTCATACTAAGTATGTAGATTGTCAATCAGATGGTGCAGCAGCAGCCTCTACGGCAACTATCACTGTTAACGATACAGGTGTGCCCGGATTTACGGCTACTAACGGTATCGCAGTTCGTGTAGGACAAACAGTTATGATTACAGATAATGCAGGTGGTGGATTCAATAAAGCCATCGTTACAGATGTTGACCTTGCAAATGACGAATTTGATGTTGCTTACTATGAGCAAGCAGGTCAAGCGTTTGCAGGTGGTGGTACAACAAAGTGTACCGTATTCATCTATGGTTCTGAGTTCAAGAAAGGAACAGAGGGAATGGTTGGTTCTTTAGAGGCTGACGATATCTTCTTTGAGAACTCTCCAATTATCTTAAAAGATAAGTATGCAGTATCGGGTTCTGATATGGCACAGATTGGATGGGTTGAAGTAACAACTGAGAACGGTGCGACAGGATACCTATGGTACTTGAAGTCTGAGCACGAAACTCGTTTACGTTTCGATGACTACTTGGAAACTTCAATGATTGAAGCAGTTCCTGCTGAGCCTGCACCTGCAGGTGGTGGTGCGGCATCCGGTGCTCAAGCAGCAGGTTTTAAAGGTTCTGAAGGTATCTTCTATTCAGTTCAAACTCGTGGTAACGTATGGTCCGGTGGTAACCCTGTTGCTCTTGCTGACTTTGATGCTGTTATCTCAAGATTGGACAAGCAAGGAGCTATTGAGGAGAATGTTATTTTCCTTGACAGAGACTTTGGATTTGATGTTGACGATATGTTAGCGGCTCAAAACTCTTACGGAGCAGGTGGTACATCTTACGGATTGTTTGACAATGACGAAGAGATGGCACTTAATCTTGGATTCACAGGATTCCGTAGAGGTTATGACTTCTACAAGTCTGATTGGAAATACCTAAACGACCCAACAATGCGAGGTGGTTTGCCTACAGGCGCAGGTTCGGGACAGATAAATGGATTAATGGTTCCTGCAGGTTCTACATCTGTATATGACCAAATCCTTGGAAAGAACGCAAAGCGTCCATTCCTTCACGTTCGTTACCGAGCTTCAGAAACTGAAGACCGTAGATACAAAACGTGGATTACAGGTTCAGCCGGCGGTGCAATGACATCTTCTTTAGATGCAATGGAAGTTCACTTCCTTTCTGAAAGATGCGTATGTACTATGGGTGCAAACAACTTCTTCATTTTTGAGGACTAAGAGTTGATACAACACAAGGGAGTGTCTTTGACGACACTCCCTTTTTTTAAGATTAAATTAAATTCACTACAATGAAAAAAGAAAAACAATACGTTGATAAGACGTACAGACTAATGAGGGATGAAGCACCCCTATCTTTTATGCTTCCCGTCCGAAACTCAAGAAGAAGTCCGCTTCTACATTTTGACGAGGACAAAGGAATTAACAGAGCACTTCGATACGCAGTAAACCAAAAGTCACCTTTTGAAGATGAGCAAGATGGCAATGCTATTGTGGAGCCTATAATTTTCGAAGATGGGTTCCTATCAGTTCCAAGAACTAACCAAGTTTTGCAAGAGTTTTTACATTATCATCCTTTAAATGGAAAAAGATTTGAAGAGGTAAATGATGAGAAAGATGCTCAAGAGCAAGTTGATAATCTTAATGCGGAAGTCGATGCTTTAGTTGAGGCAAGAAAACTTACCGTAGAGCAACTTGAAACTATGGGGAGAGTTATGATTGGTTCGGGAGCGGCAAACATGACTACTTCTGAGCTTCGTAGAGACATGTTAATCTATGCAAAACGAGACCCAAGGGGATTTATCAGCGCAGTATCAGACCCGCAAATAAAATTGCAATCTAATGTTCAGAGATTTTTTGATGAAAGCTTATTGGGCTTTAGAAATCAAAAGAAAGAAGTATACTTTAATCTTCCCGGAAATAAAAAAAGAATGATGACAATTCCTTTTGGAGAAGACCCGATGTATGTGGTTACATCTTATTTTCAAACCGATGAAGGTGTAGAAATACTTGAGTATCTTGAGAAACATTTGGAAGAATAGTTTTTATATCTTTATTGAAAGAGGGCTTTTAAGGAGCCCTCTTTTTTTTTGATTATCTTTGTAACGATAATTATTTTTTATAACCCATTCAATTTTTTACAAATGGAAAAATTTTTAAAAGTTAAAAACGCACCCAATACGGGTCAGCTTATTGCGATTAGCGGAATTAAATCAGTAGGTACATCGGGTGCCACAGCAACTACTGTTGTTATTGATTATTCTGACGGAACTACAACCACAGTTACAACATCAGCTCAAGTAGATTCAGATGTGTATACTGAAATTTTAAATTCGATTGAAACAGCTCTTGCCACATCTTGGCAAAAAGCTTACTTCGAAGTTACTCTTCCAAAATCAGTTACAAGTATTGTTAATGCTTAAGATTTAATTAAATCTTTGGAAAGAGGGCTTTTAAGAGGCCCTCTTTTTTTTTGATTATCTTTGTGTAAAGAAGATAACGAATGATTAACTCAGTAAGAAATACAGTTCTATCTATACTGAACAAGAACAATTACGGATACATATCTCCATCAGATTTTAATCTATTTGCCAAACAAGCGCAGATGGATATATTTGAGGACTACTTTTATCAGTACAACTATCAAATACAAAAGGAAAACGCTAGACAATCCGGTACAGGGTACGCGGACATCAAGAAAGGATACGAAGAGGTTATTGAAATGTTTTCAGAAACAAAATATCTTACATCAAATTCCAACAATATATTCTTTTTGCCTGCTCCCCTATATACAGGAGACGATTATTATTTAATAAACAAGGTTTTAGGTTTTGAGACAGAGGTTGCAACAGGTGCTGCAACATTGGTATCAGCAGGACAGCTTGTAGATGCTGCTGCTTCTTTTTTATCTGAAGTTCAAATTGGCGATGTGGTTGTAAACTCAAGACCTACGCCACCTATTTCTGCCACGGTTACATCTATAGTAGACAATACTACTTTAAATTTATCTGCAGGTATATTCGACGATGTTTTAGACCTTGGAGCCGAGTACAGCATATTTAAACCAAAGCAAAACGAACTTGAAAAAGTTACGTTAAGTAAGATAACAATGCTAAACAATTCTATGTTGACTGCACCATCTAAAATGTTTCCCGCATATACACAAGAGATAGACAAGCTTACAGCCTATCCATCTGCGATAAAATCGGGTGTTCTGTGTCAATATTTTAGATACCCCAAAGACCCTAAATGGACATTTGTTCAGCTTACCGATGGTGAACCGTCATTCGACTCAAGTCAACCGGACTTTCAAGATTTTGAACTTCCTAATGACGATGAACCTTCTTTAATTATGAAGATACTTCAATACGCAGGTATGTCCATAAGAGAGATTCAAGCAGTACAATTTGGACAAGCACAAGACCAAGAGGATTCACAAGAAGAAAGATAAACTATGGCATATATTACAGCATATCAATACTACGAGAACAACGGAAACAATCCGGAAAATGCAAATTGGGGCTCCTATCAGTACGTTAGTCTATATGACATTGTAAACAATTTTATGTTGATGTATAGTGGTAACCATAGCCTCGTGAATAATGAAGAAAGATACAAGGTTTTGTTTCACGCTAAGCGAGGCATACAAGAACTTAACTACGATGCTTTCAAAGAAATAAAAATATTAGAGCTTGACGTGTGTGATAATTTGAGATTTGTTTTGCCTCCCGACTTTGTTAATTGGGTAAGAATATCTATATATCAAAATGGAGTTCTTAGACCATTGACGGAAAACATTCAGACTAACTACAGTGATGCTTATCTTCAAGATAACAACTGTAGAATTTTGTTTGACGAAGATGGAAATATCCTCAAGCCGGAAAATTCTAATTTAGATTTCGATAGAATAATGGGTAGCAAAAGGTCAATCTATCTAAATCAAAACAGTGTATACAACAACTATGAAGGTTGGAATATTGATGGGACTTGGTATTTTGACTACAGCATTGGAGCAAGGTTTGGATTAAACACGGAAACGGCAAATATAAATCCCACATTTAAAATAGATAAAAAGGGCGGTGTGATTAATTTCAGCTCTGATATGGCTAATCAACAATGTGTACTTGAGTATGTCTCTGATGGCATGGAAGGTGGTGATGATACATTGGTTAGTGTTAATAAGTTGTTTGAAGACTACATATATGCCTACATTGAGTACAATATTCTTAGCTCAAAAATTGGCACACCCGAATATATCATTGCAAGGCTTAGAAAAAAATCTACAGCTTTGTTGAGAAATGCTAAAATTAGAATAAGCAACATCCATCCCGGAAGACTATTAATGAATCTTCGAGGAAGAGACAAGATGATTAAATAGAATATGGCAAATTTAAAAAGGAACTTTATAGCAGGCAGAATGAATAAGGCTGTCGATGAAAGGCTTGTGCCTAACGGACAGTATATTGATGCAATGAATGTTAGGCTTGGCTCTACGGAGGCATCAGAAATAGGTTCAGTTGAAAACTCAAAGGGAAACACTCAGATTACAGAACTTAAATACAACGGCACAGCTTTAAGCTCTGATGCAAAATGTATAGGAGCGTATGAAGATAGTGCCAACGAAACTATATATTGGTTTGTACATGACTCTTCTTTTACAGGGGCAGGTGCGGGAGCCACGGGCAAACTTGACATGATTGTATCCATGAATGTAAACACAGAGGTAATTACCTATCACGTCATTAGTGTAAAAAATGGTTCAACAAACAACACTACCTTAAATTTTAACCCTGCATATTTAGTTAATGGCGTTAATATGGCAGGTCAAGATTTGTTAATTTTTACTGACAATATAAATCCACCAAGGATGATTAATGTTAGAAAAAATTATGAAGACCCTACGGGAGCACCTTTAATAGACCAATTTACTGAAGAGGAAATACTTGTAATAAAAAAACCACCTGTCACATCACCTTCTATTCAAACGAATGTAATACCCGGTAATGATGATTTTATAAAAGAAAGGTTTCTTTGCTTTGCCTATAGATACAGATATGCTGACAATCAATATTCAGCTACTTCTCAGTTCAGTGAGCCCGCTTTTGTACCCGATGTATTTAATGTAACTATAGCCACTTTTCTAAACGAAGGGATGCAGAATGAAGATAACAATGTAATCATCACTATGGACACCGGTGGCCCGTTAGTCGTTGGTTTTGACTTGTTATATAAAGAGTCTACCAACTCTGTTGTTAGAGTAGTTCAAAAGTTTAACAAACTTGTAGATGGTATAGCTGACAATACAACGTTTACCTATGACTTTAGTAATTACAAAGTGTTTACGGTTCTACCGGATTCTGAAATCCTAAGAACCTATGACAACGTTCCATTACTAGCAAGGG